ATGCAACTGATGTACCTTATAGATTTGTGCCTTGTATGATAATGGGTTTAGCTTATTACTTAGCTATAAAATATGCACCACAAAGAGTTCAAGAATTAAAATTATTATATGAAGATGAATTAAAAAGAGCAGAGTCTGAAGACGGTTCTTCTAATTCTACTTACATATCACCTAAAATTTATTACCCAGGAGTCTAATGACTACTTTTGCATCAGGTAAATTTGCTTTAGCTATCTCAGATAGATCAGGTATGGCTTTTCCATATAATGAAATGGTTAGAGAATGGACTGGTGCCCTGGTCCACGTTTCAGAGTACGAGCCTAAACAACCACAGTTAGATCCTAAACCTACAAGTGCAGATCCACAAGCTTTACAAAGAGCAAGAACGGCTAGAACAGAATTTCCAACAGAAGATTTTTTACCAGAAAATCCTTTTGTAACTGCATCTAATACTACATTAAAAATTAATTTTCCAAACGGTACTTTACAGATAAATGATTTTGCAAGATTTAGAAATGTTAAATCTCCGGTAGGTGGTGTTGCAATATCAACATTACAAATGTCTACAACATTAAATGGAGCAATAACAGATACTGCTACTACAATTGATTTAACTGACGGGTCTGAGTTTCCTACTTCAGGTTTTATTATGATAGAAAAAGTTTTAACTTCTTCAGATACAACAGACCCACTTCTTGTGGGAACATATCAAAATGAAGTTATACAATATACAGGAAGATCCACGAATCAATTAACAGGATGCACTAGAGGAACAAGTGCACCTTACAGAGGGGTTTCTCCTGAATCTACAGTTGCTGGATCTCATTCTAATTTAGCAAAAGTTTTTGGTTGTTATAAAGTTGTTTCTTTAAATGAAACATCGGTTCCAAGTACAGGTCAACCATCTACAACTACACAATTTGATGGTATAAATGTTACATTAACTAACGCTGCATCAAGTACAGAAACAGGGGGCGGTTTTCAGTGTACAATTGGACCCGTTAATGATAGAGGTTAATTATGTCAGGAATTTCAAAATACACATACACAACATTAAAAACTGCAATTCAAGATTACACTGAAGTAAGTTCAGATGTTCTAACTACGACGATTTTAGATGGAATTATTATGGCTGCTGAAATGAGAATTAATCAAGAACTTCCAATAGACGCCGATAGATTTGTTCAAGAAGGAACTTTAGTTGCAGATGATAATACTATTAATGCGCCAGCAGGAACTTTGTTTATAAGAGGTATTGAAGTTTTTAATTCTACAGCTAACACACAAGGAAAAGGAACTTGGTTAGAGAAAAAAGATCAAACGTATTTATCGGAATACACAGACAGATTAACAGGGACAGAAGGAGATCGAACAGCACAAGATGTTACAGGATTTCCTAAGTATTATGCCATGTTTGGTGGAGCAACAAGTAATACCACAACTACTTCAGGAGGTATGTATCTAGCACCTACGCCAGATGCAAACTATCTGTTTAGAGTATATTATAATAAATATCCTACAGGATTAGGTTCTGGGTCAGACGGAACAGCAGAGACTTATTTAAGCACATATTTTCCTCAAGGGCTTTTATATGCATGTTTAGTAGAGGCATATTCTTTTTTAAAAGGTCCAACTGATATGTTGACATATTATGAAAATAGATATAAAAATGCAGTACAACAGTTCGCGGGAATGCAACTGGGTAGACGAAGACGAGACGATTATACTGACGGAACAGTTAGAATACAAGTTAAGTCACCGTCTCCATAAATGAGGAGAAAAAATTATGGCAATAACATCGGCAATATGTAACAGTTTTAAAAACGAACTTATGACTGCAACACATAACTTTACGGCGTCTACAGGAAACAGTTTTAAAATTGCATTGTACACAAGTTCTGCAACTCTAAGTGCGTCTACTACAGCTTATAGTTCATCAAACGAAATAACTAATGCTTCTGGATCTGCATACACGGCAGGTGGAAAAGCATTAACAAACATTACTCCATCTTTAGATGGTTCAACAGCTTGTGCTGATTTTGATGACGTTAGTTTTACGTCAGCTTCATTCACAGCTAACGGATGTTTAATTTATAACGACACTGCAACAGGTGATCCTGCAGTTTGCGCAGTAGCATTTGGTGGAGATAAAACAGTTTCAAGCGGAACTTTTACAATTCAGTTCCCTGCTAAAGCAGCAACAACAGCTATAGTTAGAATAGCATAAGGAGGTAAATCCTTATGGCATCTATCTGGGGTGGTGATAGTCCTTCAGTAGCATGGGGAGAAAATTCCTGGCAATCAAATACTGTTGCAATTTCTTTAACAGCACCGTCTGCATCAACAACTTCAGTTGGTTCTTTAACAGCCTTTAATCAAAACGGTTGGGGTGGAGCTCAATGGGGTAATGATGGTTGGGGTGTAAACTTTGCTGTAGCTTTAACTGCACCTGCGAGTTTAAGCACTTCATTAGGATCTCTAATTGCTGAACCATTTATAGAAACTACTTTAACTGCACCTACTAATTTAACTTCTTCGTTAGGGTCTTTAACAACAACTCAACTTTCAATCGCAGCTTTAACAGCACCAAGTCAAATGACTTCTCAAGTTGGAGATTTTGATAATGCTGGTACGTTAGTTGGTTGGGGTAGAAATGGTTGGGGTGAAGAACCTTACGGAGATTCATTTAATAAATTAGTTCAACTTTCAGGACTTAGCGCAACAGCAAGTGTTGGTGCAGTTACACCTGCGGATGTAGTTGGATTAACAGGGCAACTAGCAACATCTAGTGTCGGATCTTTTAACTTAGAATTTTCATATGTACCAAGTGGACAATTAGCAACAGCAAGTGTTGGAGCACTCGTAGTTGGAATAGGAGTCCCATTAACTGGAGTTTCAGCAACAGCTAGTGTTGGAGTTATTGCTCCTGCGGATGTAGTTGGATTAACAGGGCAACTAGCAACAGCTAGTGTCGGATCAACAGTAGTTACAGAAACACAATTAATTATAATAGGTACTGATGGTGTAACTACACCGGCTATTTTAACTTCTGCAGTTGGATCTATTGTTCCAGGAATAGGAGTTCCATTAACTGGAGTTTCAGCAACAGCTAGTGTTGGAGCTATTGCTCCTGAGGATGTTGTGGGATTAACAGGGGTTGAAGCAACCGCAGAAATAGGTACAACTGGCTTTGGAACATTGGCATACAAAGATATTGACATAACAGGAATTACATCTTATACAGATGTAACACACGTAGCTTAGGAGAACAAAATTATGGCATCAACATACACAGCGCTCGGCGTAGAATTAATGGCAACCGGTGAAAATGCCGGTACTTGGGGAACAAAAACAAATACAAATTTAAATATTATAGAGCAGATTTCTGGTGGCTATATTGCAAAATCAATTGCAGGTGGAGCACAAACGACAAATCTTTCAGTTTCTGATGGATCAACGGGTGCAGAACTTGCACACAGAATGATAGAATTTACAGGTTCAATTACAGGAAATCAAATTGTAACAATACCTTTAGATGTTCAAACTTTTTATTTTTTAAGAAATTCAACTTCAGGAGCTTATACTGTACAATTTAAATATGTTTCTGGTTCAGGGGATACTTTTACTTTTTCTGCAACAGACAAAGGTGATCAACTTTTATTTGCTACAGCAAACGATGGAACTAATCCAGATATTTACACCCTAGATTTTGGTGATGTAACTCTTACAGGAACACAGACTTTAACTAACAAAACTTTAACAGACCCTATATTAAGTCCTGGAACAGCAACTGCTGGTAAAGTAGAATTTTTAGAAGGCACAGACAATGGTACAAACAAAGTAACATTAATTGGTCCTGCTGCAACAGCAGATGTTACAGTAACATTGCCCGCAGCAACTGACACATTAGTTGGAAAAGCTACAACAGATACTTTAACAAATAAAACTTTAACTGCTCCTAAGTTTGCAGATGCAGGATTTATTGCAGATGCAAATGGAGCGGAACAAGTAATATTTCAAACAACAGCTTCTGCAGTAAACGAAGTAGAGATTACAAACGCAGCTACAGGTAATGGACCAATCATAGGTTCAAGCGGAGAAACTAACGTAGATTTAAATTTAACTCCTAAAGGACTTGGAAGAGTATCTTTAGGTGCTGGTTCAATACAAAACGTAGTTGAAAAAATAACAGTATCTGCAACTGCAGCTACAGGAACAATCAACTATGATGTTATAACTCAAGCAGTTCTATACTATACTTCAAATGCATCGGGTAACTTTACAGTTAACTTTAGAGGAAATGGATCAAATACATTAAACGCTATAATGTCAACAGGGCAGTCTCTTACTGTTGCTTTCTTAGTAACAAATGCAGGTACAGCATATTATAACAACGCTGTTACAATTGATGGGTCTTCAATCACACCTGAGTGGCAAGGCGGTTCAGCTCCTTCAGAGGGAAACACTAACTCCATTGATGCATATACATATACGATAATTAAAACTGGAGATGCTTCATTTACAGCTCTTGCAGCACAAACACAATACGCTTAATAGGAGGTTAATTAGTTATGCCAATAATTGCTAGTTTCGGAGCAGCGGCAGCACAAGGTTTTGGTCAAAGAGCAGGAGCACCTAAACTTTTTGTCACTGCAACAGGTGGAACGATAACTACTTCTGGAGATTTTAAAATTCACACATTTACAGGACCAGGTACTTTTTGTGTTTCTTGCGCAGGTAATGAAGCCGGTTCAACTCAATTTGATTACACAGTCGTTGCTGGAGGCGGTAGCGGTGGTGGAGCTCAAGGTTATGGAAATGCTGGAGCGGCTGCCGGTGGTGGAGGAGGATATAGAGAATCCTCTGGAGCAGCTTCTGGATGTTATTCAATTTCACCTAAAGGTTCTGGTGTAGCTGCAATTACAGCTGCTGTACAAGGTTATCCAATTTCAGTTGGAGGCGGAGCAGGAGGAACTGGAGGAACAGGTACTGGAGGTCAAGGTTCAACTTCTTCTGCGGCTGGAATATCTTCAGCAGGAGGAGGCGGTGGCGCTTCACAAGGTTCGGCTGGATCGGGAGGATCTGGCGGAGGTGGAGGCTGGGGAGGCCCAAGATCAGGCGGTAATGGAAACTCACCAACTGTAAGTCCACCTCAAGGAAATAATGGTGGTCAAGGTCAACAATCAGGACATAGATTTTGTGGAGGTGGCGCTGGTGGCGCAACAACAACAGGCGGTAACGCTAGTAATCCAAACCACGGACCAAGAGGTGTTGGAGCTACTTCTTCAATAAATGGTTCTCCAGTAGGTCGTTCTGGAGGCGGTGGAGCTGGAGCTGGAAATGGAACAGCAGGACCTCAACCTGGAGGAGAAGGTAGTGGAAATGGTGGATCTAACGGCGGAAACGGCCAATCAGGAACTGCAAACACTGGAGGCGGTGGAGGCGGATCCGGAAGAGGATCTTCGTCAGGAGGTGGCGGATCTGGTGTTGTAATTATAAGGTATCAATTTCAATAATGGCACATTTTGCAAAAATATCAGAAGATAATGAAGTATTACAAGTATTAACACTTGATAATGAAAGCTGTATAAACTCTGAGGGAGTTGAAACAGAATCAGTCGGACAAGCATATTTAGAAACACATAATAATTGGCCAGCAAATCTATGGATACAAACTTCATATTGGACATTAAATAATACACATTTAAATGGTGGGACACCTTTTAGAGGAAACTATGCAGGTCAAGGTTTTACTTGGGATAGTGAAAACGAAATTTTTTGGCCACTAAAACCATACCCTTCATGGGTAAAAAACACATCTGAAGCAAGATGGCAATCCCCAATTGGAGACGCTCCTGATTTAACAGCAGAACAAATAGCGCAGAACGCAGCTAGCACTCATACTAATGAGTATGTTTGGAACGAGTCTGGACAGTCTTGGGATTTGACAAGTTAAGATATATTTAATAAGATACTTTTAATAAAGAAAGTATGAAT